ACTGGTGTTTGTACTTGGGCATGGGTATCAGATGAGATCCTGCACAAGTTACAGAATGAGGGTTACTTGATACAACCTCAGGATTGGCAGTCAGGCAAAAATTTATGGATTGCAGATTGGATTAGTCCATTTGGCAGAACTGGAGAGATGGTTCGCTCAATGCGGGATTATGTAACTAAAACTTTTGGAACAAGTATTAAATGTCAATGGTACAGACCATCAAAAGGGAAAAAAGGCTATGCGTTTTCAAATAAAAAAATTACTTGAGGGATATGATCCTGCCGATCTTATAGAGCAGTCAATGTATTGCTTTGGATCTGATGATACTGGTGCAGGAGGAACTGGTGACGATAGTTTATCTATGGGTATAGATGATAGTGTATCGGCTCAATCTGCGGTATCAGGAGATACAAGTACAGTAGGTGATGATGCGTTTGACGATAGCACTGGTATAAGTCAAGGGATTGGTTTAGATGCCTTTGGTGGAAGTGGCGGTGCTTCAAGTACGCAGAGTACAGCAGGGATGCAATCCTCAGCAGGAGATATGGCGGGTGGCAGTATGTCGATTACTGATCCTAATACTGGCATGACTACAAGTTTTTCTCCGACACAAGTTCCGCAGTTAGAACTTATGCCTTCAGTTCCCTATGATATTTTTGGAATACAAAATCAAGTAAACAACATTTTAAAAGATAGAGATAAGCAGGGTTTATATACTCAGGTTACAAGAGATGCTATGGGCAATGTTACTGGTGCTTTCAATAATGCACCAATGTTTGGATTAGGTTTTATGCCAAATGTAACTACCTATACTGGACTAGATCAAAATCCATATAACGAAGATATGAGTTACATGGATAATAATGAAAATGCTCCTGCTACAGTAGCACCAACAAGAAATCCAGTTAGCGGTCAGCCAGTCTGCCCTGATGGATATAAGTTTGACAATGATTTGCAGGCTTGCAGATTAGATACAACAAAGCCAAATATGGGTTCAGGCACAATGGGATCAGGCGATGCTTTTTATAGAGCAACAAGTTTAGATCAAGCACCAATGAATGTACCAAGCGGTTTTGATTTTAATAGAGCCAATCAGGACTTTGTAAGTCAATTTGCTTACCGCCCTGCCAACTTTACTAATCAAATGAGTTTGACTGGCTTTACTCCATTTAGGAGATCTTAATGCAGGAAGGCAGTGCAAGAGAAGATTTAGAAAAAGGCAACAAAGCTGACATTTTATTAAAAAACGCAATTTTTATAGAAGTTTTTGAAAATTTAGAAAAACAATTTTTAGATGCGTGGAAGAACTCACCTCTCAAAGATAATGAGGAGAGAGAACGCATTTACTATCTTTACCAGTCTTTGCAGGCACTAAAATCAGGAATAGAGAATGTTAGTGCAAATGGAAGGATTGCTAAGGCTCAATTAGACAGACTAATTGGGAAAACAAAATAACATAAGGGAAAAATATTATGGAAAATGTAAACTCGAAAGAGAGCGGTTCTATATCAGTAAACGAAGCAATTGACCAATTATTACCTCTAGAGGAAGCAAAAGCTAACCCTCAGGAAGAGGCAGTAACCGAGCCAGTAGAAGAAGAGGCTCAAGTATCAGAAACCGAAGAGCAAGAGGAAGTCTTAGAAGAAGATAACTCCGATGAAGGCGAAGAAGTAGAAGATACACCCGATCAGGAAGATGATGCTGAAGAAGTCGAAGAAGAAGTCCAACTCTACAAAGTCAAGATTGATGGAGAAGAGGCAGAGGTAACTTTGGAAGAGGCTTTGTCAGGTTATCAGAGAGAGAGGACTTTTCATAAACGCATGAACGAAGTCTCCCAAAAGAGCAAAGCGATTGATGCAGAAAGTGCAGAAACGAAGCGATTGAGAGATCAGTATGCGGAAGGACTTCAGCAATTAAGCCAAGCATTACAAGTGCCTGAGCCTAATTGGGAAGAACTGCGAAAAACTAAAACTGCTGAAGAATTTGCAACTATTCACGCAGAATACCAAATTCAGCAAAATAATTTAGCTAAAGTACAACAGCAACAACAACAAATAAAATCTCAACAGCAAGCGGAGATGCAAGAGCAATATCAAAATCATTTAAAGTCTGAGTTTGATACTATGCTTGATAAGATCCCGACATGGAGAGATGAAAAAGTTAGAGAGACTGAAAGATCTAAGGTTATCTCATATGCTAAATCCCAAATGGGTTACACCGATGATGAAATTGCTCAGGCAAGTGATCATCGTGCAATCGTAACTCTTAGGAAGGCAATGTTGTATGATGAGTTAATGGCAGGCAAAACCAAAGCCAAAAAGAAGGTTAAGGATGCCCCAAAAATGGTAAAAGCAGGAACTCCTAAAACAAAGTCTGAAGTTGTATCAAAGCGTAATCAGGACATGATGAAACGTTTTAACAATAACAGCACAGTGGAAAGTGCTGTTGAACTACTTTTAAACAGATCAGCCTAAAAGGAGAAATTTAAATGGCAACTCACACCACAACCACAGCAGTTGGAGAGAGAGAACAACTAGCTGATATTATCTACAAGATTGATAGTGATGAAACTCCTATCTTTTCTTTAGCAAAGAAAGAAACAGTGAATGGCACACTCGTAGAGTGGCAGGTTTGAATTGAGCCTCACTTAGTCGTAAGGCTAAGAAGTAAACTATGTGAACTCAGGGAAACCCCTAACGTAAAGACGAGGGCAATCCTGATCCAAGCCTGATTTATCAGGAAGGAGCAACGACTATTCCGAAAGGAAGTACATCTAAGTAGATGGAAGTGCATAGCCCCTACTAAGTAGGGTGAAGATATAGTCTGATCTTATAGGAAACTATAAGCTGATCGAAAGATCGGTCTGAGATTAACGACCTCAGGCGAACACAATGTCAAGAACTAGCTTCAGCAGGACAAAACAGTCTTTCTGAAGGTGCAGATGCGACTTACGCAACTCCAACTGCAACAACAAGACTTAACAACTACACTCAGATTGCAGGAAAAGACTTTGCAATCTCAGGAACATTGGAAAGTGTTGATAAGGCAGGAAGAGCGAAGGAAAGTGCGTTAACTATACACTGAAATAGCGTACTATAAATTGGGAGAATTTCTGGAAAGCCTAAGTCAAAAGATAAGGTAATCAGAAGCCGAGCCTCAATAGAGGAAGGTTCAACGACTATCCGCAAGGAGTACACTCAAGCGAGTGGAAGCACCCAACACTTTCTCAGCAAAGTGATGATATAGTCTGATCTATATAGAAATATATAGCAGTCCGAAAGGGCGGTTCTAGATTAGCGAACTAGAGCGAACACAAAATGATCAATCAGTGTTAAAAGGACTAGAGTTAAGAAGAGACATCGAGAAGATTGTCGGAGATCTTAACGTAGCTAAGTCAGGCTCAGAGCCTCGTAAGACAGCTACTCTAGTAACATGGATGACAAATGGAGATGCTACCCCGTCGGATATCTCTTTTGGAACTGGCGATGGGAGCGATGTTGCCGATTTAACGGGAACTGAAGCTTCTTTAACTTTAGCCAAAATTGACAATGCTGTAACTCAAGCATGGCAAGATGGCGGTAGACCTCGTGTTTTAGTTTGTGATGCAACAAACAAGGCTAACATTTCTGACTTATCACAAGCAGGAACAAATCTTGTAACAAATCAGGTAAACACAACTCAAGGTCAAGCACCTTCATTTGTGGGTGCAACTTCTGTTTACTTAACAGACTTTGGAACTCTTGAGTTAACACCTTCAAGATTTATGTCTGATGACAAGTTATTTGTTGTTGATCCTGATCACATAAAGATCGGTACACTCAATGGCAGAAACTTCACAAAGACAACACTAGCAAGAACTGGTGATGCGATTAAAGAGCAAATAATCACTGAGTTTGTCTTGATGCCAACAGCACCAAAAGCACATGGTGCAGTTATTGGTTTATCAGGATCTTAATAACTAGCGATGAGAGGGCGATTAATTTCGCCCTTTCTATTTATAGGGGAAACAATGTCTAGAATATTATCAAGAAATCCATATTCGCAGAAGGAAACTTTTTGGCATGACAACAAAGATGGCACTTACACCATCGAAACAAAACAGCATATTAAAGAAGTTTTGGATGCGAATAAAAGAAAAGCAAATGACTACGAAAAAGGATCAATGATTGGTAACACTCAAAGGCACTGGCAACATATAGCCGAAATACCAAATAATTTATATCTAGAACTTATGCAAAAGTTTGGAGATCCAAAAGATAACCCTGAAGCCTCTAAGAAGTGGAGGCGGTGGCTTAACGATAGTGATAACAGATTTTTTAGAACTGGCGGAGGCTCGATGTGAGCATATCAACATATTCAGAATTAAAAACTGCGGTAGCTAACTTTTTAGCTAGAACAGATTTGACTGATCAAATACCTAACTTTATTCAGTTAGCTGAGGCTAGATTATCTAGAGAGTTAGAGACTAGAGATCAGGAAAAAAGAGCAACAGCAACTTTAACAAGTGGCGATGAGTTTATAGCTTTACCGACTGACATGAGAGAGATCAGGGAGATCAAGCTAAATACAAATCCAAACGTAGTTTTAGAATATAAAAGTCCAACCGCATTAGATACAGCTTACACTGGTGCTACTGGCAGACCAGTTGCATATTCTATTGTTGGTGCAGAACTAAAGATTAGACCAATACCTGATGATAGCTATACAGCCGAAATAATCTACATAGGTAGCCTTAGTGCTTTGTCAGATACTAATACAACAAATGTGATGTTAACTCGTCATCCTGATGCATATTTATCAGGGGCATTGGTTGAGGCTTATACTTATTTAATGGATGAACAAAGAGCATCTACATACGATGCTAAGTTCACAAGATCTATAGAAGAGATCAGGAAAGATGAACAGAGATCTCACTATGGAACTGGTGCTTTGCACATATCATCAATCTACGCAAAAATGTCATCATAGGAGAAATAAATGTCGGCAATGTCAGATTATCTAGAACTTAAATTTCTAGATCACTTTACTGGAACAGCATCAACTTCTGCTCCCTCAGCAGTATATTTAGGTTTATCTACAGCAAGCCTAAATGATGATAATTCAGGAACAGAATTGTCAGGGAGTGGTTATACAAGAAAGGTTATAACTTTTGCTTCTGCTTCAAGTGGATCAATAGCAAATAATAGTGCAGTTGAATTTCCTACTGCAACTGGCTCATGGGGCGATATCAGCCACTTCGGTATCTATGATGCCAGTAGTTCAGGTAATCTTTTATTTCATGGTGCTTTTTCAGCATCAAAAACAATAGCTAGTGGAGATATTTTAAAAGTAGCAAGCGGTTCTTTAACAATTTCTGCTACATAATTTAAGGCTTTATTATGGCTTTAGGTATCCCAAATCTAGATCAGATTACGCAAACTTTAGATAGTATATCAGGAAGTTTTGATAGCAATTCTGATATGCTAAAAATTGAGTGGTCTAACCCAACTCTAGATCAATTAGATAGTTGGGGGAATATTGATAGCCTCAATGCTTTAGGTAATATTGACAGTCTATCAAGTCTTGCGGTTTTGCAGGCTTCGGCAAGTATTTCTGCGAGTGCAAGTGTAACTGCTGAAATACAATTTGCTATTGAGATTGCAGGCTCAGTCTCAACAAGTGCTAGTGCTAGTGCAAGTGCAGTTAAAGTTAGAACTGCTTCTGCAAGTGTTGCGACTGCTTCGACAGTTACATCAACCCCTACTAGAATTAGAACTATGGGGGCAACAACTGCTTCAGTTGGAACTATCACTGCAACAGCTAATTATACAGCAGGATTTGGTGCAAGTATCAGCACAAATGCAACGATCTCAGGATCAGCTATCAGAGTGCAACAGCCTTCGGCTAGTGTGGTAACGACAGCGACAACAACTGCAACTGCAAATATTGTTGTATTGGCAAGTGGCTCTATATCAACTCAGGCAAGTGTAACAGCAACACCTAACTACACTGTAACTGCTACAGCAAGTTCGGATACGACTGCAACTATAACTGCAAGTGCAAAGCTACTCGGAGAAGATTGGACTGAGATAGAAGATGGATCTGAGACATGGACTATACAAGGTGTCGGATCAGAAGTTTGGGCAATTCAAAATGTTGGAAGTGAGGTTTGGTTACAGCAATGATTAAGTTTGGTGAATGGTTGCCCGATCAACCTGATTTAGAAAATGCAGGAGTTACAGTTGCAAAGAATGTCATCCCTGCTATTTCAGGATATAGATCTTTTAATAGTTTTCAGGCTGTATCAAATGCAGGCGATGCACCCCTAAAAGGTATATTCGCATCAAAAGATAACTCAGGAAATGTGAAGTTATTTGCAGGAAACTCAACTAAACTTTATGAGTTTAATTCGTCTAACTCTAATCTAACAAGTATTGGTAAGGGTGGCGGTTACTCTCTAACAGATGGAGAGTTTTGGAGATTTGTTCAGTTTGGCACAAGTGTTATTGCTTCAGGCGGTGTAGGAGAGACACTGCAAGAATTTACATTAGGAACTGACACTGCTTTTGCAGATTTAGCAAATGCACCAAAAGCTGATTTTTTAGCAGTTGTAAGAGATCAGGTTTGGACAGCCAACATTGATGAAGGATCAGGAAGAGTTCCATTTAGAACTAGATGGTCAGGTATAAATGATGCAACCAGTTGGACTGTAGGAACTGATCAAGCAGATTTTCAGGATATTGTTGATATGGGGAGCATAAATGGGCTTGTTGGGGGTGAATATGCAACAATACTTTTAGAAAAAGGTATATGTATTGCTCAGTATGTAGGAACACCATTGATCTATCAGATTGATAAAGTTGAAACTCAGAGAGGTTGTGCTTACTCAGGATCAGTTGGGAATGTGGGCAGGCTTGTATTTTATTTGGCAGAAGATGGTTTTTATCAATTTGATGGTAAAGGCAGTACACCAATTGGTGCTGAGAAAATAAATAAATTCTTTTTTAAAGATTTTAATAGTGCATTCGATTTTAAAATGAGTTGTGCAGTAGATCCGCAAAACCAAATAGTTGCGTGGTCTTATGTGTCAAACTCAAACACCTCAGGAACAAGTCCTGATAAAATTTTAATGTATAATTATGCGGTAGGTAAATGGTCAATAGCTGAAGTATCGGCAGACCTTATCGCACCATTTTATACAGCAGGATATACCTTAGAAGGACTAGATAATTTAAGTGCGACACTAGAGGGTTTGCCTGCACCATTAGATAGTAATTTATATAAGGGCGGGAACTTTTTATTTGGTGGTAGTTTTTCAAATAAAATATTTGCATTCACTGGACAACCGCTAGATGCAACGATTGAGACAGCAGAGTTTGCTATTAATAAAGGTAAGCACTCACTTGTAACAAGAACAGTTCCATACTTCAGGGATGGCTCTGTAACAATGCAAGTTGGGGCAAGAGACAGACAAGATGATGACGTTACGTTTTCTACAGCAAACAGCCTGACTGATGAGGGATTTGTACAGCATAGATCTCAGGGAAGGTTTCATAGAATAAGAATGAATATATCAGGGTTTTGGGATTTTGCTCAGGGGGTTGATATAGAAGGTCAGCCAATAGGCAGAAGATGACAAGAGTTAATAACTACAGAAGGCTATCTCCTATAGGTGATGAGCCACGAACAATATCAACAGTTGTAAATAATATTTTAGATGGAAAAGTAAACTCTACTGGTTCGGTGACATTAACAAACAGTGCGACAACAACAACATTGTCTGATGATCGTATTGGTGCAGATAGTGTGATTTTATTTATGCCGACTACTAGCCATGCTTCATCTGAAAATATTCATGTTACAGCGAGACAAAAAGGGCAGGCAACATTAAATCATGCAAATGCTTCGACCACTAGATCCTTCGACTACGTCATTTTTGGATGATGCAGATCGTTGCAAAAAATGGATTGTTGATGCTCTCAAGTATGCACACAACAGCCATACATTTGAACAAGTTATAGAGATCGTTAAAAGAGGCGATGCTCAGTTATGGGCATTTGAGGATAGTGCCATTGTGACTGAAATAATAAATTATCCGCAACGCAGAACTCTGCGGTTTTGGCTTGCAGGCGGTAATCTAGAAACACTTTTAGAGGTAGAGCCAAAAATAAGAAAATGGTCTATATTATATAACTGTAAGGCAGTTGAAATTATAGGTCGAAAAGGTTGGGGAAAAGTTTTGAAAGATTATGAACCAACTGCAACTGTTTTTATAAAGGAATATTGATATGTCAAAAGGTGGTGGCGGAAGTTCAGGAACAGTAAATACTCAGGTTGAACCGCCTGCGTATGCAAAGCCATTTTTAGAATTTGGTTTGGCTCAGGCTAAAGACAGATTTATGGATGATATGCCTTCATACTATCCAAACACAACTACAGTTGGTTTTAGTCCTGAAACTGAAATGTCTCTAAATATGGTTAGAGATAGAGCCTTAGATCCGAATAGCTTAACAGCTTCAAGTCAAAATGTAGTACAGCAAAATTTAATGGGTACTAATCCACTAATGAGTATGGCATTTAAGCCAGTTATCGACACAGTAGAAAGTCAGTTTGCAAAATCAGGCAGGCTTGGATCAGGTGCAAATCAGCAGGCTCTAGCTTCTGCTCTTGCCCCATATGCTTATCAGGCTCAACAAGATGCTCTTAAACTAGCACCGCAATATCAGAACTTAGATGCACAACAATTGGCACAAGTTGGATCTGCTAGAGAAGCTGATGCAATGGCTCAATTGCAGGATAATATTAATAGATTTAACTACGAGCAGAATATCGGTGATCAGAAGCTACAAAACTACATGAGTTTAGTTGGTGGTGGAACATTGGGTTCTAGCACTGTTCAGCCAGTATTTAGAAATCAGGGTGCTTCAGCCTTAGGCGGTGCTTTAGGCGGATCACAGTTAGCAAGTTTGGCAGGATTTAATCCGATGTATGGGGCAATCGGTGGCGGATTGTTAGGGTTATTATAATGAGTTTATTAGCAAATATTATAAAAAGACCTCCAATGGGATTATTAGGAAATGTTCCGATGCCTATGATGCGACCTCAAAATTTAAGAACTCCATCTAATCAAAACATGATGCCTGCTACACCTATGCCGATGGCTAGACCTAAAAATTTACCAACTCCTAATTTGTTATCCGCTCCAACAAACAACTTTGGCTTTGGTACTAGCTTTGACGATCCAAGAACTCAGGGCATATTAGGTGCAAGTATGGGTCTTTTAAATGCAGGCGGTTATACAACTATGCCAACAAGTTTTGGTCAGAATTTGGCTGAAGGATTGAAAATGGGCATGGGTGCATATAACTTAGCTAGAGACAAAGCTAACAAAAATAACCTACAAGTTGTTGGTGGATCTTTAATTGATGTTTCTGATCCAAGCAATCCAAAAATTGTTTATGAGGGTAACAAAAGTAAGCCAAAAACTAGCTTGTTAGGTGGTGGTAAATATGTAGCCACAACTGCTCCTGATGGAACTGTGACTTATGGCAAAAGTGGACTTTACGATACTATTATTGCTGACGAGTAGAGGGCAAAGGCTGAAAAGTTAGCTGATAGCAAATTATCAGGAACACTTCAAAAGGCTGAAACTGATGACATTTTCGCATTAGAAACTGCTAAAAACATCATGTCTGACATAGATAAGTTTGACCAGTTAATAACTGATGGAAAGCTAGAGTTTGGAGTTATAGATACTATTGGCGATTATATCAAAGGTGCTACTGGAACGCAGGGTGAAGAAGAGAGAAACTCATCCCAATTTAAATCTTTTATACAAAAGTTAAGAAATGATAGCTTAAAATTGGCAAAAGGTATTCAGACAGATGCTGATGCTGAAAGAGTTATGGGCGAACTTTTTGATGCTTTTGATAGTAATGATAATGAAACTGTTCAGCAAAAACTTAGAGAAATCAAAAAAATTAATAAAAGAAGTATTGCTATAAGGAAAAAATCAATAGTCAATAGAAGAGATGCTCAAAATGTAAAGCCATTCGATTTTTCAAAATTAGGCAGTATTACAACTCCTGACAGCAACTCTACTCCTAATATTGGGTTTAAAATAAAGGAGAAGAAGTAATGGTTGAGGTTGAAGTTGATGGAATTGGTACAATACAGCTTGACGATAGTTTTCTACAGTTATCTAAAGAAGAACAGCAAAACTTTATTAACAAAATCGCTTCTGATAGGAAAGCAATAAAAAAAGAAGAATTAAGTTTGGGAGACAGTCTTGCAGGCGGTGCAAGAGCATTGGGTCAAGGTGTTACTTTAGGCTTCGGAGATGAAATTGAAGCAGGGTTAAGAACTGGCTTTGGTTTGTTAGGTGATTACGACAAAACTGTTAAAAATGTTCGTGGAAACATAAAAAATTTTAGAGAAGAAAATCCTCTTTTATCTTTGGGTTTAGAATTAACTGGTGGTCTTGCTACTGGCGGTTTAGGAGCAGGAAGAGTTGCAGGCACAGCTTTAGGAAGAAACATTATAAATAAAGTTGGCACAACTGGATTTGGTGGAGCGGTTGGGGCAACTGAAGGTGCTATTGCGGGTGCAGGATCTGCTGATGGAGATTTAGGAGATAGAGCATTAGGTGCTTTAGGTGGCGGTGCTTTAGGTTTAGGATTTGGAACTGCCCTACCCTCAGTTATTAATTTAGGTGGCAAGGCTCTTAATAGAGGTGCATATGCAGTCGGATTGAAGTCTGACGATGCTATCCAAAAAGGTGCTGATGAAAAGGTTTTGCAGGCTTTTAATAGAGCAAAACTTACTCCTGAGGATGTTCAAAAGTCTTTAGACGATGCCTTAATTCCTGACACAATGATTGCTGATGTTGGCGGAGAGGCTACAAGAAGATTAAGTCGTGCTTCAGCTAATGTTAGCGGAGAAGGTTCGGATATAGCAACTAAAGCCTTAGACGAAAGACAGTTAGGTTTAGGCGATCAAATTGCTGATGATGTAGGTAGTATTTTAGGTGGCAACAAAAGTTCAGTTGAGGCATTAGAAGAGATTGCTGATAGACAAAAGCTGAATGCAAATAATGATTATGACAAAGCATTTAATTTAGATGGTAAGCCAGTAACAGTAAATTCTGATAAGTTAAAAGGCTTTGCAAATCTTCCTGCATTTGATGAGGCATTCGATCAAGCTAGAAACTTAGCAAAATTAGATGGATTTAGTTTTCCTGACAAAATCAATGATTTTAGTAAGCAGGCAAATTTTAGTCTTAAAGAATTACATTATATTAAAATGGGTGTAGATGAGGTTTTAGGACTAGCTAAAAGAGGCAACTCAAAGACTTCTATTGGTAAGGGATTGCAAAGAGGTCTTAACAAAAAAAGAGCAGAGTTTATTAAAATAATAGATGATGCCTCACCTAAAGTTAATGGTGAAAGCTCTTACAAGATTGCAAGAAACAAATTTGCAGGGGATGCTAAAATGGCTGAAGCTGTTGAGGAAGGCGAAAAGTTTTTTAAGTATAAGCCTGAAGAACTAGATAGAATTATTAGCAAAATGAGTGCTAGTGAAAAAGAGGCATTTCGCATTGGTGTTGCTGATGCACTTAGAGCAAAAGTTGAAAATACAAGAGACTTAGCTGATGCAGGCAAAAAAATATTTGGAAACAAGAGACAAAGAAATCAATTAAAAGCAACTTTCCCTGATGCTAAATCTTTTGAAATGTTTGAAAAAAGAATGATTGAGAGAGCAAATCAGACAATAACAAGAGCAAGAACTGGTGCAAATCAGGGTAGTAGGACTGCTCCATTAATGGATGATATTAATGATTTAGGTCAAGATGCTATTACCTCAGTCGCAACAAGAGGAATTGTTCCAACCGCACTAAATGTTGGTCAGAGATTATTAGATAACAGTGCGATGCCTTCTAAAATAGGTTCTCGATTAGCACCTGACTTATTTTCAACTGATCCTGCTGTACAAAGAGCATTTTTAAATAGGCTTAAAGGTTTAAGTGCAACTGAAAAAGATAGGCTAATGAAGTCAGCAAGAAATATGGCTATTGCAACTGGAACAGTTGGATCACAATTAGGCTTACTAACTGGAGATAGGTAAAAATGGCAAAGACGAATATCACAGAATTTTCAAATGTAGCTTCTAACAACACCGATATAAATAATGTTAACATCGATGAAAATTGTCCCGCTTCAAATTTGAATAATGCCCTCAGGGAGCTAATGAAGGCTCTTAAAGACGTAGACACTGGTTCTCAGGCACTAACTGCTTTGTCTGTTGCAGGAAGTGTTACAGCAACAACATCTCTCAAAACACCATTAATTGAATTTACTGATGGTGATAATGCTTTGACTATTGCTGATGGTGGCAATGTTACAGCAAATGCAGATCTTACTGTTAGTGGTGCTTTATCTGCAAAAGGTGGTGCAGTCTTTAACGAAGATAGTGCAGACGTAGACTTTCGTGTTGAAGGTGATGGTAATACTCATGCCTTGTTTGTGCAAGGTAGTACAGACAAAGTTGCCATAGGAAATAGTAATCCTAATGATTTTGGAAGTCTTGCTTCTGATTTAGTTATAGGAACAACATCTGGAGAACATGGTTTAACTATTGCTACTGGCACTGATAATAGTGCAAGAATACAATTTGCTGATAATACATCTTCTCCATTTGTTGGTGCTATTGAGTATGCTCATGGTAGTAGTAACTCTATGATATTTTATACTAATGGTTCAAGTCGCATGACAATAGGAGCTAGTGGTGATGTATTAGCTACTGCGACTATAGGTGGGGCAGGTTCTTATAGTAATACTACTAGTGGTGGTGCTAATGTTCATATTTTAACAAGTGGAGTATTGGTTCGTTCAACTTCATCACTTAAATATAAAAACACAATCAATAATGCAACTCATGGATTAACAGAATTACTTAAATTAAGACCAGTTACTTATAAAGGTAATAATGATGGTGATACTGTATTTGGTGGTCTTATTGCAGAAGAAGTACATGATGCAGGATTAACAGAGTTTGTTCAATATAATGAAGATAATGAACCTGATGCCCTTGCTTATGGAAATATGGTTTCACTTTGTATTAAAGCAATTCAAGAACTTTCAGCTAAAGTAACTACTTTAGAGACAGAAAAAACATCATTAGAAGCTAGAATTACAGCATTGGAGAACGCATAATGGCAAAAGACAAAATCACCGAATATGATGCTACTGCAAACAACAACACAGTAGTTGGAGATGTAAATCTAGCAGAAAATTCAGCATTACCCAGTGACATGAATAATGCCATCAGGGAAGTCATGTCGCATCTTAAAGAGTTCTCAGCAGGAACATCAGGGTTAGATGTATTGTCATTTCAAGATGATGACAACTCGCATCAACTAAAGTTTCAAGCACCATCCTCAGTAACAACAACAACTACATTTACACTCCCTGATGGAGATGGATCTAGTGGTCAGGCGATTGTTACAAATGGATCAGGCACATTAAGTTTTAGCAATGCAGGTGGTGGTTCATTTTTAGGTGAAAGTGGTGGTGGTCTTGGTGACATTATCAGGGTACATGAGAATGAGTTAAACACCTCAATTA